TTCTCGTCTTTTTCGGCCTGATATTTATTTATCTTTTCGATTTCTTCTTCTACTTTAGCCATTTATTTAACCTCGATTTCTTCCCACCAGTAAACGAAGTGCCAGAGGTTCTGATTCCACTTTTCTTCGCCGTAAACACTGATGTAGAGGGATTTCCAAGCGTCTTTTGGTGAGCCATAGACTTTGCGAGTACCAAGTATTTTATGTAAATCATACCCAAGCCAGTACCTATCGCCTCCAGTTCTTTCTAAGCCTTCGGCAATACATTCTTCCTCGCTCAACTCCTGCGGTCTCTGGACGGTTACTTTGGTACAGGGAAGCCAGATACGGGCAGCCCATTTGGGCATAAAGATAGAGGGTTTCCACTTTTCCTTGTCAGAATCTTGTGTAGCTCGATAAGCAATATGATGCCTTGTATGCTTATCAGGACAACAAGTTCTCCATGTTTCTTTCACATAGAGCCTGTCGCCCACTGCGTAGCGGGGCTTGATTTCAAGAATATAGCCCGTGTATATATTAATAAAAACAGCTTTGCCTTCGTTATTAAAATTACTAAATTCCCAATCGTCAGGGTTTTTATTTATTGCTCCCAAACCACCAAATCTCATCGTCCTGTGTTTTTCGCCAGGATAATTCGGCAGTAACGCCAGCACGTCAGGCTGACTCATTATGATTCCTCTGTCCATTTATTTATACTCCATTACTCTCCATACTCATTGGGCCAGAACGCCGATTCTTCTTCCATTGCTTCCTGTTCGGCACGTTCCATTTCAATACCGCATTCAGTGCAATATACATCGCCGCTTGATGTTACAAATGGTCTGGAAAGTATATCGTCCCCCTCACCAACTTTTACGTCCCAGCAAATCATACAACCGCATTGTTGACAGCCAAGTGGTTCGCCATTGTTTTCTTCACACCAATCACACATTGTCTTTCTCCATCAGTTCGGGGTTCTGGTATGTGTTGCCGATGATTTCAAATTCTGTGGTGTCGTCAAAAGAATAACTTCCTCCATCTTCTTCATGTGATATAAATAGAAACCTTGCTTTGTTTTCAAAATATTCAATATGTCCCTGCTCTCTGGAGCCATCCCGATAAATCATTTCTATAATATCCCCGCCATAACTGTCTTTTTTATGTATGTCCTTCAGGCCGGTCGATTGACCGACAGAGGAGGGAATGACCAGAATAAATGTTTTTGCAATATCATTTCTTTCAAATTCGCCTTCTGCTGCATTTATAACAGCATGAACCTTCTGATAATCTTGTGTGGTCTGAACAATATGGCAATACTTGCCTGTTCTAACTAAGTCACCATACACCCACCGCTTGCCTGTAAAGCCTCTGTAGGGTCTCATTCTGAATCTCCCTTCATGTGCTTTTTCAGTTTATCAATAGCATTCTGTTCATCTGTCATTACCTTCCATAAATCGTCAGCAAGGAAATTTATCCACCATCGGTCAAGCTCTAATACGACAGTTAGATTTTTTTCGTAGTCCTTGAAAGACCAGCTAAACTTGCCTTCATGGTTGGTAATTTCAGATACATTGACATTCTTGAGATATATTTTCCTCGGTTTAGTCATTGTTCTTCTCCTTCATCGCTTCGAGTGCCGCTGCGATCCAGTGGATAGGCTTGGCTTGTACCATCCAAAATTGTTCGCAAGTCCAATAATCGTGAGCTATTTTCCAAACCTCTTTTGTTGCATCAAACCATCCATTCCAGCTATATCCTCTTGCTTCGTCCCTGAGCCTGAAAGCAAGGTCGGACAAAGCCATCCTGTTTTCTTCTTTCTTCTTCGGGGTATCATTGTATGAATGAGAATAAGCGTAGTAATCACGCCATATCTTTGAATTGTCTTTCTTGGCATATTCTCTAAGCCATATTCTCTGCTCATCCTCGCTCGTATTCAGGAATTTTTCTAAGTCGAACATTTCGGGTACTCCTGCGGAAATTCTTCGGGCATCTTTATGAGCTTGCCGTCTTTATGGATTTGTTTGACGAATGCGGGGACATTGGCCGCTTTGCACTGGTCAACTATACTCTGTACCCATTCGATTTTGCATTCACGGCCTACGCCACGACTGCCGATTTTCTCAGCACCGACTATTACCCAGTCAAGCTCTGGGGGTACTTCTTTAAGCCCTGGTAAAGACCACATCTTGCCTATTGATTTGCTGTATTCCGTAGCTCCATAAAATTGATTTGGTACAATAGTTTCTGATACTCCAAGATAATTGCCAAGCCACATATTTCCCAGCATCGGCTCAATACTTACAAATCTGACTGCCGCTGGTATCTGTAAGAGTATCGGGGTTTTCTCATCAGCTTCGGCCTGATTGCAGACGGTGACGCCGAGGTGGAGATTTCGGTGCTTATGTCCACTTATACAACAATCCCAAAATGAATGCCTGCTTAATGACTTATAATATTTGAGCATTATATCAGGGCGTTTAGTTAATATTTGATATATATGTTGTGGTGCATCTTGTGTTACATCAAGCACCTTATCAATAAACTCAAACGGCATTTTAGGATGGAACAAGTCACTCATAGAGCATACAAATATCTTTCGGGGTTTTGGCCAGTGAAGGGGCTTGTCAAGAAGCCATTCGCAACATTCTATTTCACCCGTCCACTTGCCATCCGGATATGTCGCACCAAGATATTGTGGGGTATTTAAGTTATATGCTAATCTGTGAGCTATTTTCTCAGCATAACAGTTCAAACACCCAGGCGAACATTTAGTGCAGCCGACCACAGGATTCCAACTTTCTTCCGTCCATTCTATCTTACTCATTCAGCCTCCTTCAGAGCTTGCTCAAGGCCACAAGTACATTTCTTTTCCTCAATCTCCATAGTAAATAAGCCGCAATTATCCTTATGCTCCGCCCAATCTTTCAGCCTGCGAATTTGCTCCGCCTGCCGTCTGTTTTCTCTTTGTATTACATTAATAAGGGCTTTTCCTCTTGCTTCTGTCTCATCCGCCCGCTTGGTCTCGGCTTGGAGTTGCATATTTTTGTCAAAAGCTCTTTGTCGTTGATACTCCCCTTCTTTCACTGCCTCTTCGAGGCGGTCGAGTGCCATGATTAAATCAGTCAATGCTATCCACAAGCGGCTGTCTTTACCCTCTGGAACATCTCTCCACTTTTCTTTTATCCGTTCTATAAACTCAACATTGTCCGGCTCGGCAGGCTGGCATCTGGGGCAGGGAATCTTATCACCATATTTGCCGCCACTTAAATCATCAGTAAATGTTTTCATAGTTTCCTCTGTTCCGCCGCACGTCGGGCATTTAGGCTGGCAGTAGGGGCAGGGATTTGGTGTATCGAATGTATCAGGACAGTTTTGTATCTTTGTTCCGCCGCACGTCGGGCAGTCAGGCTCTTGGCTATCAGTCAAATTCTTCTGTTCGTATATTTCTTGTTCCCAGCTATGTTGAAACCATGACGGCCTTACATATTCAACGTCTAAAGAACGCTTCAGTATGGCTTTGCAGGTTTGCAAGTATTCACCTGTAATATTAGGTGAAACACAAGAGGTTACCAGTGTTCTTATGTCGCTTAATGCTCCATACACATCAATTAGTTGACACCTTGGACAAGGATATTCGTGAGAATTAGCAATGTATTGGTGATTATTTTTGCATTTTTGTATAATTCCTTCGTGCGTCGGGCATTCATCCTCGGCCTTTGTGTTTTCGGGTAAATACTTTTTGAATATTTCTCTTGCCGAGCGGAAAGTTTCAGGTTCATCGAGCAGGGCTTGTATTTCCTTGACCTTATCCTGCCAGTATTTTTTCCGCTCATCATTAGCAATTCTGAGTTCATGGTCATTGACGTGGCCTTCACAGATGCTTTTGTATTCGGTCAGTAATTCCCTGACGCCTTTATACATTTTGCTCCATTCTCCTGTTCTGCTTGGGTTATCCATCCTGCAACTCCTTTAATTTTAATTTTCTTTCTTCAAGCCATTCGGCGAGTTCTGATGTGCGAACGGTTTCAACAGGCAGTTTTCGTTGCCTATTTAAGTAATATACCCTCCAATAGAATTTCTTACTAAACCACTCTGTTGCCTCTGTGGGGTTTCCATGCCACCAGAAATGACAGCCCGCACACAAAACAATAGAATTAAGTAAGTCCCATCTCATCGAATATCTCGACCTCGAATATATATGGCTCCAATGACAGCCCTGACCGGAACATTTACTTCCGCACCGCTGGCAGGTGTAGTTATCTCTCAGCTTTATTATCTGAGCGGTTATCTTGTCCAAGTTCTTAACTAATGTCTTTCGACTGGGCTTCCGTGCCATTTGATTCTCCCGGTTCTGGTATATATATTTCCCACCAAGCAGCCGCCCACGCACCGATGGCTTTGATAAAGTCGCTTGCGCACTTGGTAGTGCATTTCCTGTGAGATAAAGTGATGCGTTTACCTTCTTCGCTGTAAATGGGGCAGACGGCGTAGAAATACTCTTTAAGAAAACCCTGTGTAATTTCCACGCCCGTAGGTCTGTCTAAATTCAACAGAATTGACGTATCCCAGCCCCGATGCTCAAATTCGTCAAGACAAGTCTGTATAGCAAGACCGAAAATAGTTTTAACCTGCTGATGGGTCTTATGTTTTCTTATCGGCTCTATTTTTTCGGAAATGGGCGTACCGTCGGTCAAAGAAGTCAGATAACGCTTCCTTAATGTTATCTGGTGGATACCGAATATCATATTGTCGCCCTGTTTTGTCCCGATAAATTCCATCGTTTACCTCACATACGGCTCGGTAGGGCAAGAGCAGTCGGCCCTCAGTAATCGGCAGCTTGGGCATACTTCCTGGCTGCCCGGTTCGGGGGCAGGCACTTGACCTGTCATAATATACTTCGTTATTCTTTCTACTATGTCATAGTCCAGCTCCACCACGCCCGCTTGAATAAACGCACAGACGACGCCGTGGCGGACCTTGCCCTCTGCTATAGCGTCCCAGTCAGGAGTAGAGTTTGCCTGCTGTGGGGCATTCCGGGTCGTCTGAGGGGCATCATACGGCACGGCAGGATTTTCCTGATTAAATATATCGCCTTCGCCTTCGATTTTAACTTCCGGGTAGCCGGTCATTATTTTCTTCTGCTGGTTCTTATTGAACCACCATTTCAAACGCCACGTAGAGTCTTTCCCTACGTGCGACTGGTTTAGCATAGTGTCTGGGTACTGGCTCGAATGGTCGATAAGACATTGTGTATTATCGATACCTTTGAGCATTACGGCCTGATTCCACCACCCGTTTTTTTGAGCTGCCGGCCCTACGGACAGTATTTTCCCCTGTACGCCGTTGCCTTTAGGCGTATATGTCTTTTCTGATAAATTGTAAACGTCAGTCAGTCTCATTTGTATTCTCCATTTCTTGTTTAGCTTTCATTCTTCTTTTACGCATTTTAGTTTCCCGCCATAACTTATACAGCGGCTCATTTATACAGCACATCGGCTCTACTGAGCCTCTGTGTAATTCATCTATCTGTTTTTCTGTTAGTCCCATCCGTGACACCCGCAATAAAACTTGTCTTGTTTTTCGTTAGGTTTATGTTCAAAAAAAGCCAACCCAAAGTCTGATGGCAGGTTTCCGCATTGGCATATAGCCTGCCCTTCACATCCATAATTACATTCATCGTTTGCGAATCGTCTTCGTGGCTTTTCTCTGCCAAAATAATCACACCTCGCAGTTCGTCCGGTTAAATCAGGCTTTGCTTTTACTACTTCACAGCAATCACAAATCAAACAACAAGGATGGTCTTTCCCTAAATCATCGTGTTCGTTTTGGTGGGTTCCCTGTGCAGTATGTCCGCATTTCATAAATACATCTTCCATTATAACTCCTTTCTCCAGCATCTTTCGCATATATCTTTACCGTCTTTCGACTTGTGTTCTAAAAAGTTAAAGTAATGACATTCAGGGCAGTAGCCAGGTATCGCTATGGGTATCTTATGCTTGAAGGCGTTGGCCTCCTGTGCCTCGGCTACAGCATTTACTCTCATTGATACAATATCATTCATTCTGGTTCCTTGATTAGTTTAAACTCCTGTATAAACAATGGTTCGCCATCGACATGATACCACAAAAGCTCATCGTTATATTGGATGATACCTACTGGCTTGTTTTTTCGGCATATCTTATCCCCCGCAAACACCTTCTCTCCGTTCTTGTCATCGCAGACGTAAGGCAGGGCTTCGTCAAATAAATCCCTGCATAAATGACCATCATAAGTACACCAATATCCTGGCCTATCAATAGGATTGAGTAAAACTCTACCATCAACTATCTTCAAATACCCTACCGTCTTGCCGTCCTTTTTAAGTTTGAATAGGTTCATATCCTTACCTCTAAGTATTGAACGCCCCATTCAAGGGCTTCCTGATGAGTTGGAAACAGCAAATCCAATCTTCTGCCTTTGATACAGCCGCCGCGATCCAAAACTTCTGCCCAGCCGTAGCCGGGTACGTTTATCCAAGTGTGAAAAGGTATATCTTTCGGCGCTGCTATCAGCTTGCCTTCCGCCTTTGCGCCCGAGGCCGTAATGCCATCTGCATACTTGCCACAGCATTTTTCACAGACGCAGTAGGCCGTGACCTTATAAACGACAGGCCGGGCTTCCATGCCCTGTTGTTTAGCTGCCTCAATGCCCATGCCTATCGTTACCGTAAGTGCGATAGCAAGTGGTATAATTACACAGAATATTTTAATTGCTCGTTTCATTCTTCTTTTTCCAATTTATCTATAAGCTCGGATAATTCTTTTTGCCAAACAAGAGAAGGCTGAAAACCTTCTGAAGCATAAAAGTCACCGCGCCATACCTTGAGGGCTTGACGTACTAATTTAAGTTCTTTGGGACTAAGTTCTATTACTATTTTCATTTCTCGGCCTCCTTGAGGGCTTGCTCGGCTATAATTTGAGCATCTTCCGGTAAAATACGACCTGAACCGCCGCAATTTCCACAGGGGATTGTTGGCGCGTTCTCGGACATATAATGAGCCTTGCCATCTGCGTATATATTTCCGTTACCCTCACAGCGAGGACAGCACTCAGTTTCCAAGTCCCTTATCTGTTTTAATGCCTCTTTCAGCCTATCGTTTAAGGCTTTCAGGGCGTCGTACTTGGTCACTATTTCAGATATATTTTTAACATCTGATTCTGTGACGCACATAAAAACCAACGCACCGCCAGCGTCTCTAACTTTGAAATACCAACCTTCGGTATATTCTTCGACTGGTTTTTGTAACGGTAATATGTATTCATATTCCATCTTTCACCTCAAAATAAGGGACGCCGCAACAATCTTCCCGATGGAGGGTCGGGGTGGAAGAAATTGTTTCTAAACTTAAATCTATTCATACGGCGTCCCCTATTTTACTCAATTCATTTAATTTCTCGTTTGAAGTCTTACTACGCCGACTCACGGCAAGGTCTTACTTCGCATTTCGGGATTTCTATCGATAGGCATCTGCTTATAGCATAGCCTAAAATGTTACCCTACTTGTTGCTGCTGCCTTGACTTACTGCGGGATTTACAGCTTCCAGAGAACTCAAATCAACCGAGTCCTTTTTGACCGTCATGGTCATAATACATTGAAACTTCAACTTAACCTCACTTTCTGTGACCTCAATATTGTCACCTGAAATTATTAAATCTCCGGTTTGGCCGTTTTCGTGCCAAGCCTCGTTAAATCCCTTAACTATCTCTGTAAGCGTTAATAGCTTCTTTGCTGCCTTTTCTGTTTCTTTGTCCATATCTCGTACTCCAAAAAGGGCGGCGGAAATCCGTTTGTTTACTGTCACTTAGGGAATTCTATATCTTGCTTTCCGAAACATTATATTTCGCATCAAGATAAGAAAGAAGAAACATTATGTTTTTGGACTTACATTCCATGTCCAACGCTCCGCCGCCGTAATTGACGGTTATTTCTTATTTTTCTTTTGCCATTTTACGTTTTTATCAATAGTAAAAGCACAATGTCCATTATCGGAACAAAACCAAACAGTACGTTTACTTTTTTTCTCGCCACCAAATAATGAGTGTGGGAATTTTGTGGGAAATGCTCGTCTGCTACATTCAGGACATAATGGTTCATAATTTATCCACAATTTATATGCTTCTTCATCATTATCTGCTGACATTCTATTGTCGCTCTCAGGTTTTGGAATATAATGAACACCGTCAATTACTACATCCATAATTATTTTCCTTCCATTTCTTCCTGTAGGTAGTCACCTACGCCTGTTATTATTGTTCCTGTGCCTTGCCCAATTCCGCTTATCATCTGGCCTGTACCCCTGATGGCGGTAGTACAGCCGGACAGGAAGATAATAGCCGCAAGGACAAGGATATTAACTGCCCAGACAGTCTTTTTAATTCTTTTGGCCGCTTCGGATTCTCTGTATTCCATTTCCCTGCTGATAGCCTCAATCCATTTCCTATTTTCCTCAAAGTTCGGATCGTCATAGCTTACGCCGACATTTTCCAACAACAACTCATCTCGCCACTCTTCCAGTTCTGCATAATTCATGTCTTCAAACATAATTCTGTCCTTCCTCTCCCGCTCGCTGGGTTAATCTTTATGTTTTATCTTGTGAATGATAATGGCTACAACAATTGTTACTATTCCGATATTTTGTAAGATATCTATAATCAGATTATATGAAGAGTATACCATCTTTGCTTCCTTTCTGCTGGGGGCGACCTGAGCCGCCCCCGTTGTTAGAATTACTTAATGTCCATGCCCGCCCTGCCGCCCGTTATTATTCTGTTCCGAGACAATTGAGACCTCGGGATCATAAAATCACCTGCCTTTCTATAAATTCAGTTTTCAAATAAATAGGGCAGGTCGGGGAACAGAGATAAGAGGAGGAGAGACCTGCCCCGTTGGTTTGGAATGCGGAGCAGGGTTGCAGTCCCTGAAAACCTTATGTGTTGGCCAGAGCTTCAAGCCGCTTGCTTGTCGCTCACACACAAGGGTCGTGGAAGCGACTCCACACTGTCAACTCCGCATTTGTTTCAGGAGAGACTGACGGGTACAAAGGCCGACTGTCGTACTTCAGCCGTTTCGTTATACACTTCCTGCCACCCCTCGGCTATCTGACTCTGTTTTTGGCCTTGCATACAGAGGTTTTAAGGCTCCCAGAAACGCCGCCGTCAGTCTCATATAATGGCTTGAATAAGGAGGAGGGGGGAGCAATATTCAAGCCTTCAATATTAACTTGTCAAATATCTGCGGGTGCTATTGCTTAGTTAATAAGCCTACAAATTCTTCATTAGTACAACCTTTTCCAATTCCTAACGCATCTGAGATAGGTGTTTCATTAAAAAAGGCTTTTTCGGTAATAACTATTTCACATAAATAAATCCCGTTTTCGTTTATAAGTGCTGGACATGGCGGTGTAATTTCTCCAAATGCCAACTTGCCCGCTTTGCATACTTCTGCTTTACAGCACAATCCACAATTTGTGCATTTCTTACTCATTTCTTCTCCTTCTGCGGGTGCTATCGCTTTGCTATTTTTATTAATTCACCTAACTTGTGGTATATTAGCTCGGCCTCAGAAATTGTGTGGTTATTGCCTGCAAAATGTATGACAGCGCCCGCCCATTTACTGCCCTTATTAATATATGCCTGATGGACATCAAATTCAAAATATCCAAGTTTTTGTTTTTGGGCAAGAGCCAGCTTGATTTCGGCTATCACAGTTGTTACATCTGATATTCGCTTTTCACAATTCTCTATTTTGGCTTTAATCATTTCATTGTTCATTTCTTCCCCTTCGCCTGCAAAACCATAGAGCCGAGCTTGAGCCAGAATTGCTCGGCCTCATCAAGAGTTAATTGTACGCCTTTTCTATTAGAAGGATTTAGAGAATCTATAATTGCGATAAATGCACCGCCTGTACGAGCACAAGGCTCTATCTTTACTACCCTGCTGTTAGTCTCTATCTCGAACTCCTCTACCGGCTCTGCCAGTGACTGCAAAAAGTCAAAGATGTTGAAGAAAGGTTCTTGCAACATCCCCTCTTTGCCAGCAGGAGGTAAACCAACGCCGCCTAAATCACTAAATAATTCCAATGTTTTTTTTCTATGTAAAGTTATCCACGGAACATTTTCTCCGGTAAGTCCACAGTCCCCATGCCTTAGCGGTTCAGGCTCGGAAAGCTGGGATTGGAGTTCATTCTTCAAAGTTTGTATATTTTCTAATATCCGGTCGGCAGCCACCTGAAATTCTTCACCTGCCTTGATAAATTCATTCATTTGTTCACGGTTCATTTTAAGCCCCTTCTATCTTGCTCCGTCGCCCTGCCGATTGGGTTAGTAAAAATCTTTATGCTTTATTTTTGTTATTATTCTGTGGCCTGCTCGTGTTTTTAGCTCCACCTCTGGTCTCATTACTATTCCTTCTGCAAGAAAATCACCCCAATAAGACCTTAAACCATGTCTGACTAATTCAATTCCTTCCAGAAGTGTTCCCGTGCCTACTTTAGGTGCAACTTCTATTCCCAGACTATGTGCTATTTCAACAACGTCTTCTCTTTTGAGCCACCAGCTATCAACGAGAACATCAAACAATACAAAGTCCACTCCATCAGATTTGTAATTTCCGCCGCCTTTTTGTATCCTTGCTCCGTATCCTTCGCCATAAAGACATAAATGGTCAACTTTCGATGTGATGACACTATCAAGCTTATCCACCGAAAACAATTCTTCGAGACGGGAAATCAAAAAGGCTGGTATCTGAGCATTATCCGTTCTGCCACCAAAAAATCTGCTGACGCCGCGATGCCATTCAATACGTATGTTTGTACCATCAACCTTTTCGGTAAATACCCACTTATTGTCCTTGAGATATTCAAATTCCGGTTGTGCATAACACTCTTCGATAATGCGTCCCTTGTTTAACATATCACGTTTGAATACCGTATTTATCTTTGGGTACTTTTCCATAATTCACTCACCTTTCAATAAAACTGGGACGTGCTGAGACACGTTTGCAGTAGAGGAGAACTGGACGTACACGCCCCAGTTGGTGTATTGGCTTTGTTGGTTGTGTGTGTCTCATTTCACGTCCCTTAATTAACTTATAAAGTATATCGGAAAAAATAAGTTATAACTTTAATTCTGTCAAATTAATAATACTTATAGTAGATATTAGAATTACTTATATACTGTAAGGCTATATATATCAGACAGTTACGTCCAATGTCACCCCGAAAATAAAATAAAAGTGCCCCCGTTTCCGAGGACACTTCGAGGAGGATGAGATGAACTTTAAGCTATCTGATTACATATTAGTGACACCATATTTCTCGTAGCTACAGACTGGGCTTTATTCAGGGAATCTTTAAGTGCCTGTGTTTTGTCGGCACCTTCGACGCCCTTGACTACTTCCTGTAAAGCCGTTTCCGTTTCCTTCTTTCTCTTTCCAAGCTGTAAAGCCTTCAGGATGGCGATGGCCGCCGCTCCGTACCCATAGTAGGGGTTAAAGGGGGCTGTGGCGTCCCAGCCCTTCTCGGCAGCGTCCAATGGATTATCGGCAGTAGCCACTTCCTTGTTAATGTCCTCTACCTGTTTTAAGACGACTTCTACTTTATCTTTCGTCTCCTGTGAGGAGTCTGATACCACCTCTCTTACGGTCGGGACGATAGTATTGACCACCTCGGTTAGTCTTAACACCTCGTCCTGAGAGGCGGGCATACAGCCCATCATAAACAACAATATGATACTTAAATATACTTGTTTCATTTTATACTCCTTTACTTAAATATGTCCAGAATTAACATTATGACAGAACCACTGCCCAAACCACTGCATACTCCTACGCCTATAATTATTCCTACGAGCTTGGCCTTGCTTATTAAAAGCCGCTGTTTCACAGGACAGCACTCAATATGTTTTTCAATGGTCTTTTCGATGATTTCTCTTGCTATTTCCATACAAATCGCTTTATCACCTTCGCTTAAAGCCATTTAATCACCTCTCTCTGCCAATGTATTTAGTTCATCTTTAAGTGCTTTCGTTAAATCTTCCCGCTTCTGGCCTTTTTTCTCAAGCCAGCCGACAAACTCGTCCTGTTCGTCTCTGCTCATTGTTTCCCAGTAATAGTTCAGAGGGGCTATATTCTGTAATACCCTCATAAATGCGGCATCCGAATCTTTGTATCTTTCGTTACTGATAATCTTCTGTATATATGCGTCGAGGTCTTTTTTCTGCAGCTCCTCGTCAATCTCTTTATCAATCTGGTTCTGCTCGTATCCCTTTTCACTGCGGAAATCGAATATATAGCCTGTGAACCTGCCGCCCGGGGCGCCTCTGCGTATCCACGTTCCGGTAAAGGGTATGAATATCTCGGGCAGAGTTCTTACGTCGCCTTTACGCCCCGAAAGCTGTATTACAGGAGTAACGCCTTCGATAAAATATTTGGCCCTCAGTTTTATAGCGTCCCAGGTCGGAGCACCTTTGGGAACAATCTGCTCTTCCCGCCATTTGCTGTAATTGAATATCTGCTCAGCGGTCTGCTTGAGGAGCGGGTCTAACTTGTTATACATCGTCTTGGCCGGTTCGGTAGTCCAGCCGATATAGTCTCTGATATATCTGAAATACGGATTAATAACATATATTTTCTGGCCTTTATTATTGGTAAGCCCAGTCTCACTGTCAAACCAGTACCTGCCCTTTTCGTTCTGAAATGTAGTGTGCAGGGGAACTTCCTGACCTTCTATTATACCGTCCTTTTTCATCTTATTGGTAATCAGAAGTGAAAGCAGCTGGCCGATATTAGCCATTGCCACTAAACCGAATATACCCTTAATGATGTGTTTTATGTATCTCGTGCCTATCTCATACTGCTGGTCACCGGAAAGATATTTAGTGCCCAGTCCTTTATGCCCCAAGGTGACGGCCTCAGTCAGCATATTGATATTAGATACGGTCCAGTTCCTTGCGAACAAGGCAATAGAGGTCGTTTCATGCAAGGCCCTCGTAAACCATGTATGGGGCAGAGTACCGTAAAGAGTATTGATATAATTGGCGGCGGTCTGACCTACCTTCTCCCTGCTCCAGTTGGGGTGTTTACGTGAAAGTTGCTCGGTCATCAGCTCGAACATGCCCAGCTGGTTATGCTTGACAACACCTTCCCAGAGGTTCTTATCAGACCATTCCTCCAGTTTACTGAGTGGCTTGAGAAATTTATTAGTTACAGGAGCGTCGCCTAACGCCTTCCTGATGTCCTTGGCGACACTGAATCCCATATTGAGATTAAGGCCGGAGTCCACGGCGTATTCCACAATCTCGTCTTTGCGGTCATAAAGCTCCTTGCCCCGCTTCTGAACCTTATAGGCCGAGTATGGATTGAAATTGACCTCATCGAGAGTATCAGACCATATATTCCAGCTGTGGATAAGAGGATTATACATTACCACTCTCTTAATACGGCCTTTGAGCCAGAGATACGACTTTTCCCAGTCCGAACGCTTGCGCCACGGAGCGAAGGCGTCGTTCAGCATCTTAGCTACTTCCGGCTCGGCCTTGGCGTTCATTTTTATCAGCATGGGTTTCTCGCCGGTCTCACCTACGTACATATACCTGCCGAGGGCATCCACATTCACCCATTGATATTCGTTCTCCCAGACCTTCAATTTGTCAGCTTTCTTCGGTCTGCCCATTATCAACGGCATTCCGTCCTCGCGCTTCAATTTCTTCAGGGTCTCTATGAGGTTCTTATTGGCGAGGGTCTTGAATAACTGGAATTTATAAACAGCGTTCTTGGCAATAGGATCGTCTATCGGGTGAAGGCCGAGTTCTCTTGCGGCATCCTTGGTGGGAATCTTCCTCTGGTTACTGAACTTGAACTTAGTGCCAAGCTTGCCGCCCTGCGGATAGAGAGCCTTCTTAATCGCAGATTCACTGTCCGAGTATAAGTGGGGAGTATAATTTTCTATATAAGATTCGAGAATACCTTCCTCTTTGGCGAGGGCGTGCATTTCATCGAAATCTTCCTTTAACGCCTTGTGTACCTCTTTAATCTCATCGGGAAGATTGTCATACTCACCCTGATAAACTGTAGGATTATCGAGGTAGTCGTCTATCGCTTTTAACTGCTCCGGTGTTGCTCCTGCCTCTTTGAGACTCTTCATCGCCCAGTCCGTGAGCAGTCCGGCCTTATTGGTCTCCGCCCGCCATTTCTCCACTGCACCGTAAGCGTTCGAGATTACGTCCAAATCAGGTGATTTTAACTTGGTGTAATTATCCTTCAGTTTTCTCGATATGTCCTGAAAATCAGAGACTGCGGGTATCCTCGCAAATCCTTTGTTCCTCTGTCTTATCTGCTCGATTTCAGGGGTAATATCTTCGGGCTCCTCTTCTATATATGAATTGGCCTGTTCTGTAGGCCTCGGAGCGGCGGCGGGCTGTTGCTCTCCCATTAATTCTTTTATAATATCAATATTATCGCCTTCTAAGACCCCTATTTTGCCAGTAAGTCTTACTTTATTTCCTTCGGGGTTTATAATATCAACTGCTTGCTTTAATACTTTTACCACTTTACCAGCGTGATAAACTCCAACTCCCCGTTCCATATCTAAAACAGTACCAGTAACATAATCACCAACATTTACATCTTTTCTTGCATCAACTATTGCTCCCCTGTCTGTCTTTATTGGCTTCCCAAAACTGGTAAGTTTACGCTTTTCCCCTTCCCCTCTTTCCGCAGGCTGCTTGGCTGTTACTTCCTTAGATTCTACCTGCTTGCGAACAGGCTCTTCCGGCTCGACTTCCCCCTGCCGCTGACGGATTTTCTCCTGAATCTTTTTTTTGTATTCTTCAGCATTGAATCGCTCGTAAGAGGGCTTTTCGCCAACTATTCCCGCCGCCGCCCTTGCCCCGAACTTCTCGGATTCTATCTGATTGAATTTTTTGGGAGCAGTTTCAGGCGGAAGTAACTGCTGAGATACTTCATTGATAGTTTTATTGTACTTGGCATCTATTTTTCTCAGCGGCCTTCCGTGTTTGGCTCCCCACTGTTTAGGCGTCATATTACCGCCCTTGACCTTCACGGCGTCACGGACGGCGTTGGCGACAGACTTGGCCTCGCTCGTGGTAAATCCTTTGGACTCGACCTCTTTGGCTATTATCTTCTCGAAGTTCCTGCCTTTAACCAGGTTCGGATATTCGCCCAGTACCCTCAGTACTCCCGGCAAAAGAAAAGCAACCGCAATATCCTCGGCGTTACCGCCCTGAGCTGCTGCGGCTGTCGCCAACACCCCACCCTGAGCAGCGGATTTTCCTATCTTCCCTAAAGTGGTAGCCGCCGGAATATCAGAGGTAATACCGAGTGCCGCACCAAGCAAAACGCCCATGCCCGGCTGACCGCCTTCTGACATATTAACGGCCTCGAACGCCGCTATCTCGGATACTTTATCATCCACGCCGCCCACTATCTTTCTTGCTATCCAGAGTTTAGCTACAAAAGAAAACAGTCCCGTCTCCGTTTCAATAACCTTTTCCAGTGCCCCTTCAGGCGGAGGAGTTTGAAGGTGCGGGAGCATTGCCTGTATCCGCTTATGGACTTTCTCTCTTGACTTTACGAGCTGTTCGGGTATCTTCTCCGAAGGAAATTCCACTCCGTATCTTTTCTCATAAGCCTCGATGTCCTTCATAGTCTGCATTATGGAGTCCATCTCGCCGAATGTGCTATTTTTATAAATGTTCTTAAACGGCTGAACGAGTATCTTATTAGTCAGGCTGTACAAGGCTCTTTTGTAAAGACCAGGTCTTTTATATGTCTTTTTATTGGAAATAAGTGTATCGTTTATCTCTTTGGCGGCAGTCAACGGCAGCTTGGCATCTCTGGCTATCTGAAATGTCTGCTTCGATTCTATGGACACATCGTTCGGGTCGGCTATCGGCTCGGTATAATTCGGCTCATAACCGGCCAGTCTGTTCGGTTTGTATTCGAGTAATCTGTTCGTCATTTTATGCTCTGTAAATATCTGGTAAGGCTGTCGAGAGATTCACCCTTTTCGAGCCACTGCTTTGCCGTTTCCACCTCTTCGGGCGTAAGATTAAATGTCAGTCTCAAATAGTCTATCTGGTTCGTATAGTCAGGCTTGCCTTCCTTCATTACATCTTTGGCCTTGGCAAGCTCTTCCTGTCCATGTTTTTTCGTTGCGGAACGCAGGGCCGCCCGACCCTCCATCTCTTCCTGAGACTGGTTCTTATAACCCAGATAAACACTCAAAAGGTTCTCTCCGTATTCGTATATTTCCCCGATTGTTGCTTCAGGGTTGTCCTTGTGGTACTTTAAGAGGGCCTGCTTGTAGTTGTCGTAGTTCTTTAACTGCCTCTGTCTCAAGCTGATAACGGTTTCGCGCTCAGAAGGTTTAAGTATTTCGAGTCTCTGTTCAAGGTCGTACTCCGAAGGTAAATCGACCAGCTGGGGCAGATTGGCTTTGAACCTGCCGTCAAGAGTCTCAAGCTGGCCCGCTCTAAACTCCCTTCTCATAAGGTCGAGGACCGCCTCGTAGTCCGTATCTTTGAGCTTCTTCTGGGCATAAGCCTCGGCGAGTTTTGCTCTCGCTTCAGGCATTCCCACCGTTCCCTGACGTAAATTTATAGCCATGTCCTCAAGCTGGCCTTTAAGGACAATATCAGTCTCGGCCTCTTTGCCTGCCAACGTGTTCTTCTGCCAAGTGTCATATATCCCTTTCCACCTCAATTTGACATTAGCGGGAACGGTAGAGTTTTTTATCTTGGTTATATCAAGTTTATTACCTATTAAATCGGTAAACCATTCCTGTTCATTCTCCTCCACGTAAGCGTCGAGTTCTTCTTTCCGCCTTGCTTTTGCCTGCGCCTCCTGAAACTTCATATATGAATTCCTGTTGTCGATAGCGCCCTGCCTCAGTTTGGCCGCTTCCTCCGCATCGTAAGCTCCGTTCTTTACACCCTTGACAAGATGGCCAAAATACTCACCGTTGCCCGTCTCGATAAACTCCTGACGCCTACTGAAACCCTCTGCCCTGTAATCGTCATATAGTCTCGCCTGCCACGCGCCGGATGCCTGCTCGTAGAAATAAGGCTCGATCGAAGTTGACCAGTTATCGAAAGCGTGGGCCGCACGCCCGTTCTTGGGCACTAATTTACTTCTGGCCTCCTTGGATTTCTCGTATGCCTCGTAATACTGGTCGGGACTCATACTCTCAAGGGACATTAAGAACTTGTAATGCTCCTGCCTCGCCGCAGCCTTAGCTGCGGTGAACTGAGTATCGGCCTCGATCATATCAAGTCTTAATCCTTCTTTACCTAAAGCCTCACCAAACCCCGAAAGAGCCTGTGACACCTGCTGACTGCCGGTATCTACATTAATATTGGCCCTTACGCCTCCGGCAGTGCCGGGTAAAGACGTTCTTGTTCTCTGTATTCTGTAAGCCATTTTTATTTCCTAATTCCGTGTTTCCTCGCCAGGTAATCGTCCATATTAGATGGGGAGTAAGCCTGGCCGAATCCGGTAAGAAGTGTACTGCCCGCCTGAAATGCGGAGGCTGTCCGGGCGTTTCGCCCTCTTTGAAGGGCTATGTCACCTGATAATCTGTCAATTCCGGCCTGAGACCTCGCTTTCCCTGCTCCTACACGCCCCTCATATCCTATCTGCATATTCTCAAGTTCAAGCTCGGCGGCCTGCTCCTCTTCCAATAGACCGCTGCCTGTCGTGCCGGAAGTAGCCTGAGCAACCCTCAACTGGCCCATCTTCTCTCTTGAGAACTTGGCGTGCTGAAGCTGGTCGAATTTTGCCTTCTGTTCGATAGCCTTGGCTTCGCGTTCCATTAAAAGAGAATTGTAATCGGATATTTTCTTCTGGTTCCTCGCCGTTCCTGCAGCCTGGCGACCGGACTGAATCGCTCCGGCGGCGGCAATAGTTGTCCCAGCTATAAATAAAAATGTTGCCATTATATTATCCTCACATACAAATAGGCGTCCCTGTCGCCATAGAACTTTTCCATATTAGACTCCCTCTTAAAACCCAGATGCTGAACAGTATTTACTCCCTCAGGAAACTCAGGGTCTATATACGCTTGTAATCTTATAATTCCATGCTCGGAAACGAATATGTCTATCCACTCTTTTATTACCCTGTACAGAGTATGGATATGATTTCCCGCATCGTAGGTCATATCGAGCCAGCACCATGCACTCGTTAAATTAATCAGCCTGAACCCGCCCGAGGCGAGCAGTTTGCCTTCATGCTCCAGAGAGAAATTATATTCCGTCACCTCGGGGGTGTTCTTAAATATCCCTCTTGAGGCCGAATGGTCTTTCAGGTACTCGTAATCTTCACTTGTCATTTCACGAAACTTCATCTTCCTGTCTTGTGTATCCTTGGAATTATTGCTCTTACGGTTAATGGTAAAGGCGAATCGCTTGATAAATATAAATCGGTATTCACATCAAAACCAGTATCCGGTGTTATAACCACATCGCCGGTATATGGTGTTGACGGAAGGGTAACGTCTTTTAAGTCACTCATTGTAAGCCCGTATTTAAGTGCGCCTGTATTATAAACACTGACCACAACCTCGGATATTCTCATTACCGAACCCATACTCGTTCCCTCACCCGTGTTAAATACCACCCTCATAGGTCTTAACTTCGGCGTTACGGGCAGTCCTATCACCGCACGTCTTACGAGATTATTCGCCGAGGCCGTAGCTAAATCGACTACGCCCGTATCAGTTACGGTCTGATTGGTGTATTTAGTCGTACTGTCATTTACGTCCGTACCCTGAATGGATACCGTCTCTCCTACCAGATGGTCAAGGTTCTCGAACCTCGCTTCTACCTGCTGAATCGTACCGCCTGACGTATAAGTGCCGTAAGAGGTACTGTTTATATAGTCACCTGTGCCTATGGACGGTGAGGCCGATACGGAGGCGCTCACCGAAGGACTTGAGCTTATCGAAGCGCTCGGACTCGATGAAATCGAAGCAGATGGAGAGGTTGACGGTGAGGCAGAGGCCGTCTCCGATACGCTCGGAGAGGCGCTCACCGACAGTGAAGCGGACGGCGACGCTGACAGGCTCGTAGATGGTGTCGAAGATATTGAAGCCGAGGGTGACGAAGAGATACTTGCGCTCGGTGAAGTTGACGGTGTTGAACTTATCGAGGCACTCGGGCTTGACGATATGCTCGCAGACGGAGAGGTCGATGGCGTAGAACTTATTGAAGCCGAAACGCTGGTCGAGGGACTTGAGCTTATTGAGGCTGATGGTGTAGAACTAATGGAAGCGCTGACCGAACCCGAGGCAGATAATGAAGCGGAGGGACTTGCACTTACCGACAAAGACGCCGAAGGACTTGAACTGATTGATGCACTCGGGCCTTCGGGAGAATTATAGGCTACCGTTATGCCTATCCAGTCTTCGGAGGCCGTTAATGAAAAGGCTGCTGTTCCCGTTGCACCGGGATTGGCCTTATTTACCCATGCTGCACTGCCGCTGCACGTTTCAGTCCCCGAAGTGGATTTATTAACTGTTATTCCGGTATGACCGGAAGGATAGCCCGCACCATACGTTATATCATCATCGTCTGCACCGAATATTCTTAATATTAAACAATCTTCTTTTGTAGTAGTAACTGTAGGACAGGTTGGAGTTGAAGACAAGCCAGTTGATAAGGCACTTGCATTTATAGCGGACGTAAGGCTTTGACCATTGATACGAATACATATACCATAAGCCTGCTCGGAATTAGTCCATGTAAAAACATGACTTGCGTTAGGCGGGTTGGCTGCTCGTCTCCTGAAAACATAGCAGGAAACAGCCGCAGTTCTCGTTCCCTGTATCTGGGTGTAATTAGCATCTGGCGGTGAAATTGCACTGCCGCAGTCGCCGTCAGTCACAATAACGAAACACAAATCCTCATCCGCTGCCGTTCCTGTTGGCTTAGTTAATGTAATACTCGTTGAGTTACTGCCATTCGATGTTTGTGTAAATGACTGATATACGGGAGCTGTCATTTTTTACTCCTCATATCTTCGAGCGACAGGTCGGCCACTATACTCTTAAAAGGTCTCTTATCGCCTGAATCCTTTAGTTTTCTCGCCTGCTTCTCGTACTTCATAGTCTTGCGGTGAGTGCCCAAATATAATATGACATCTCTCTGGAGCCTGTCTTTCTGCTCTTTCGTCATTGGCTTGGCGAACGGACTCTCGTATCCCGGTCTCAAGTGGCTGGGTACGAACTTCGGTTTAGGTTTTGAGAATATCGAAAGTAACTGTCCCACGATTAGTATTCCTATTTTAAGTATATTTTTCATAAGTTCTCAAAGTAAACGTATTGGTCGTAACGTCGTCAACTGTATAATAGTTGCCGTTAAGGTCGGTCATACCACCCACGCCTGTAATGTAAACGTGGTCTCCGTTACTAAGGCCGTGAGAGGCGACTGTAATCACGCAGGGATTGGCCTTGGTAGCACCTGTAATAGTCTGCGCCGCACCGCCGTCGAAGCCCAGCCCGTCGTCAACGTACCACGAATCCTCGTAAGCCACGCTCACCCTCGGCTGTAACTGCTCTATATGCCTTACGGTGGCACTATTGACCGTCTTCGATACGCATATCCATACCTCGTCCTCGTTGGTTCCGGGTATTACCGCCACGGAATCGCAGGATGCGCTCGTTCCGCCTAAAGGATGCTTAGACCATGCTATGACGTTCTGCTCTCTTTCATATACCATCGACAGCAACCCGCCCGTAGCGAGGGTACACCATACTATCAGGTCGGGGTTCTTCTGGAACGCTATTGAGGTTATCCCGCCTACCGTAATGTCCTCGGCGAGTGCTGTAAGGTCGGGGGCGACGTACTTGACCTCCGGCGATGTCTGGGACAATGTATATTCCCTTATCTTTCTGCCCACAAAGTCCACGAAAAGAACCGAATCGCCCACCTGTAAAGGTTGTATTTTCTTAGAGCCGTAGGAGGTCTGCTGTCTCGCCGTATAGTTGGTGGGAGTAATCTTCTCGTCCAGTGAGGTCGCCCTTACTATCCACTCTCCGCCGTTTGTTCCCGCGCACAGGTGGTTCAGTCCCGACAGCCAGCGGATGCCGTTTCTCTTATCAGAACCCAGGGTAAGCCAGAAGGCGTCGTCGTCGAAAATTCCTTCATCAAAGTCCTCATAGTCACCCGATGCCGAGAACCATATATTCTGAGGCTCACTATCTGTCCCGCCGTAAACGGCGCGTTCGTCGAAGAACGTAAAAGCGCCCGGCCAGCCCGCCTCGTCAGACCATGCCCCCTCGTACCATCTGTAAGAGGCGCTGGTGGATGCGAAGGTCTGCAATACGGTCGCCGTTACCACAGTTGAGCTCGTAAAGCCGGTCACGCGGCAGATACCGTCCTGAGTGGAGTCGTGCACGTTAATATCACAATAAACAGTACCGCTGGTGGAAGTGCCTAAATACGCCCTGTATTGTACCCCACTCTCTTCCTCGGTGTCCGTAAAACTGACGTTTCTTAAAGCGCCTGATTTACTTATCCACGTCCGGTAGGTCTCCCAGCCCTCGGAATTGACGTTTCTCTGCAAAGATACTACTTTGTCCCATGTGCCGTGAGTATTAAAGGAAAACTCGCCCTTGACACTTATAGCACTTGTCAGGGCATCATTCGCTCCGGGATGTGTTGATGTTCCCGAAACGTAGGTAGTCGCTCTCGGCTGTTTTATCTTGAATAAAGCCCCTATATGGTTGGCTGTAAAAGTGGCCGAAGAAGCGGTAAGAGTAATCGTTCCTGTGGTTGCGCTCGGAGTAAGAGTTACGCTGTCGCCTTTGGCGAGGTCGTTCCTTTTCTTGAACGGCCCGTCGTTTACCGTTATCTTCGATAAATCAAAAGTGGTTGTACTCGTTCTCGTCAGTTTCCTCGGCTGGTAGTTCTTGTGGATAATCCACATAGTATCGGCCACCTGCCTTATCTGCAATTCGAGCAAATCGCCTTCCTGATAGGGAGTTGGGGTCTCGCAGATAGGAGCGCTGTTGGAGTCAAGGTCTGCCGTTACCCATTCGGTATAATTGGTATCAGGCTCACCGCCCGCACCGTCACCCGCCCCACTCGATGATGTATGAGCTACAAGACACCTGTAGATAGTGCCTGAATATGTTGTAAACTGTCCCATCACATACGCCGTGGCGGTGGCCCACGCGGTGGGAGATGTAGAGCCAACCACACGGCCGCTGTTGTAATAGAACCTTATATACTCCTCGCCAAACTCGCACATATAAGCAATGGTATCAGAATAAGAAAAGTCCTCCATTCTCACGGTCTGGCCCGAGTTTTTGGCCGTTCCTATAAATGCCGTTCCGGGCCTCTGCTCGGCTGAGCCGTAAACTCTCGGAATGAAGTTCTCTAAATCACGACAGCCGGACGAATATTTCGCTATATCAGTCCTCTCCTCAATTTGAGGACTCAACTGACCTGCGTTAAAACTTATAACTGGTACATTACTCATTTAATATTCTCCACTGGGCATCCTGAACGAGGCCGTCCTGAACACTTATCCAGTTTACATATCCCTCGAAACTCACTAATACCGAAGGTGACGCGGAAACACTCGCACTTATCGAGGCCGACAGGGAAGCCGAAGGAGTAGAACTTGGCGAGGCCGAAATAGACGCCGACGGTGATGCACTAATAGAAGCGGAAACTGAAGGCGAGGCGCTTATCGAAGGCGACAGAGAGGCGCTGATACTGCCCGTGGCCGAAACCGAGGCACTAATCGAAGGTGAAAGGCTCGCGCTTAAAGATGTAGATGGTGACGAGCTTATACTCGCAGACGGACTCGTAGATATTGACGGTGATATTGACGCTGAAGGCGTAGATGAAATACTGGCACTCAAGCTTGCCGAAGGAGTGGAGCTTATAGACGCTGAAAGCGAAGCAGAGGGTGTAGAGCTGATTGACGCGGAAAGCGAGGTACTCGGTGAAGAGCTTAGCGAAGCAGACGGCGTACTGGATACTGAGGCACTAATCGAGGCCGATGGTGTACTTGATATTGACGCTGAGGGTGTAGAACTAATCGAGGCCGAAGGGGTCTGGCTCGGCGACGCCGAAATACTTGCACTTACACTGCCCGTAGCTATAGGCCCTATCGCAGAGCCGTCGTCGTTTGCCTTAACCTCATCTATATAGAAAGTGCCGGAAGTGCCGGCGTCTATCGTTCCAGCCATCGCACCGAGCCTGAACTCGACACCTCCTGCAAACACGTCATAGTTATCAACACCTGTCCATGTACCTAAAGCAGTTCCCAAGTCATCCATATACCAGGCATAAGAACCGTCAGCGGATGAACTATTCGCTGCCTGATGGACATATATCTCTATCCAATGTTCTGCATCTGAAACTGCAACAGAATCGGCCGTTAAACCACCAGCATCAGAATAAGGTGTAAAATTCAAATACCTTGTTCCACTAATTCTACTGAATGTAAGCTTGAATATAAAATAGGGAGCAGGATTTATGATCCAATCGCCTAATGTAAATTCCTCGAAGTTGCCCATCGTAAGCGAATTCCAGTCAAAATAAAACCTTACCCTGAAATCGCCCGTGCCGGTATCGGCCTGCGTAAAACGACCGACCATCGCATTGGTATCATCAACGAGATATGCAACACCGTAATTCGTACCGCCGAGGGCCGCACCTGCGGCTACGGACATATCACCATCGGCGTCCGTTATATTGTCGAAACCGTCGGCAGCCGTTAAGCCGCTGTTCGATTCCCAGGTTGCGTTTATTATCGTAGCCATTTACTCGTCTTCCGGCCAAACCGCCGGAGGCTCTCCTAAAGCGATAGCAAAAGTACCACTCCTGTTCCTGTGTATATAAACCGGAGTGGTCGTTTTATTAGATAAAAGTGTTTTAGTATAATTATTCAATTTAGCATCCGTATTAAACTGACCCCCAACCAATTGTGCCTTATTGACCGAGACTTTCGAGCCGTCAGTAAACTCTATCTCGAAGGCCACTACCGATTTTGAGTTACCGCCGAATATTCTTTTTATTCCTGCCATAGATTTTCCCAGCCGGGTATTACTTCAACGAATTTCTCGGGTTCTCTTCCTTTCGTGAAGTTTTTGTCATGCCGTATGTCCACGTTGGGGTACTCGGATTTGAAGGTCTTTTTCTTCGCCTGAATACCGTTGTAATGGTCGGAAAGCGTACCGCCCCACGCCACTATCTGAGACCTTCCCGCTATATGACTTGACTTCCAGAACCACTTCCTGTCATCTTTAACCCGCCACCTATACCGATTGACGTTGTAATAGAGTGTCCCTCTCAAGGAAGGTATGAAATTGAAGTGGCTCGGATGGTACAGTACGTCATGCTCCGCCAGATAGACTATATCATTAAGACATTCCATTACACCTGTAGTTATCTGCCAGAAAATGGTTTCATCGCAGCGGGGCTGCTCGCCTACACAGATATTCGTACCCAAATCCATAGGCTTGAAAGAGACCGAGACAATGGGAATCTCCGTCATTAAGAGATACTTGATACATAAATCCCTTATCTCCGGGTCGATGTTGTTGTCCGTATAATAGAGTATCTTTTTCATGCCTTTGTTATGAATATAATATTGGGATAAAACTGTATTTCCCTTACCTTGTGAGACTCGTATATTTCCTCTATCATCGAGGCCACGTGGGGGACGATGGAGTCCTGCCTGTACTTCGAGCGGTAGTTACTCTGCATATCCTCTAAAACGTAAACACCGCCCGGGTAAAGATAGTTCCACAGTACGTCGAAACTTATCCTCTGATGTCTGGGACGGTGAGAGCAGTCATCTATAATCACGTGAAACTTCGTCTCTTTGCCTATCTTATGGAGCAGCTCGGTATCGGTCTGGTCGCCCTGAATCAGATGTATTCTCTTTTTCTTTTTGATTTCGGGCAGGCACAAATCGGGCCTCCTGTCGAGTCCGTAAATCTCAGCCGCCCTGAAAGCATCGTGCCATAACAGAAGTGAAACGCCCGTCTTAACGCCCAGTTCGAGAATGTATTTGGTATGAAAGCCCCTCTGAAACTTTCCTATATGATTATCGTACCACGGGGTATAGTTATGCCGCCAGTATTTGTCGGTTGACCTTGCCCCCATTTTAACGAACTGCCTTACCGCGTGGGCGTGGATACTGTTATCGTCCACAGGCCAGTGGGAGTCGGGGATAAATCTCTTGGCGAGCCACTCGTCGCGCCAGATACGGGCGGGGACTTTCTTTACCCCCAGATGATAGAGGATGGCTATTCTCCTGCTGCCCCTGACTATAATGACCTTGTCCCACCATTTGCCCTCTTTTCTGAAGGGTTTATCGTAACAGAACAAATCTATGGGTGCCTTAAGCCCGTTCTTCTTAATGTCATTGGCGAGATTGATATAGTCCCTCATCTTGCCTATGCAGTGCTTGACACCCTTATCGTCGGGCTCACCATCGATATTATTCTGAGGATTAAGTCTTGAAACGAGATAGGTATAATACTCGAACTCTTTTAACTGCTCGTCCGTGAACTGCTCGCCCTTAAGGACTCTTTCGAGGAATGGGGGAATTATCTTCTGCTGCCACATTATTCCGTAATGCTTCTCGGGCCGGCAGTACCTTATACGGTTCTCGTACATATCGGTTACACTGAGTTCCCTGCCCTGCATGAAGTATCTCGAATCGTTCTTTCTCGCCGTTTTAAGGTAGGCTGGTTCATACTTTACGTTCTGCTCTTCCTCGGTGAGCTGCCTCTTACAGAACTCCTGAGTATATTGAGGGGTCTCACCTTCACTCATCTTCCTTGGTTTAGCCATAAATTCTCCGTTATGTGTTTCGAGATACCTGTCCCAGTCGGGCAAAGGCATGAACTTCTTCACCAGCCACGAGAGAGGCCGTTTCTGTAAATGCCACTTATTATTCAGCCATAAGTCCTGAGAGTATTCTCTGGCCTTCTGCTGCTTGCGGCCCGAGGCGGGCCAGGGGAAGCCCGGGCCCCCCCCGCCCCTGAACCAGTGGGCGAACCACGTCTTCTTATTTACTACCTGCCTTCCGCCCGAAAGCCATGCTTTACAGGCTATCTCAACACCCATCTGGCCCCACTGGCCGTGCTTTTCGTCCATACCTTCCAGGTCCCAGAACCTCTGTCTGTGCATGAAAAAACATGCCCCCTGACCGGTCATCACGTCGGAAATGTCACCCTCTCTGGCCGCCCATTCCTTGTGTGCGTTTCTCTCATCGGGACACTCTTTATGGGCCTTGGCGTCCCAGTAGCAGTGCCGGAACGGTTTATCGGGAGCGTCTATGGACCTTATCCACATATAGTCGGTGACTTTTTTCTTCTTGGGCGTCCATGTTTCTACATCGAGGTTGTACATCCTCGGTATGACGGTCCAGTCGTACTCGCAGTCCTCCATCAGCTTCTTATCGAATCCCTCATCGAAGGCGGTATGAGCGTCACACTTCAGGATGTATTTGGCGCGTGACAGTTTCGCTCCGAGGTTTACCGCCTGCCTCTGGCCTATAGGTTCGGTGGTATGCACCAGTATTACTCGCGGGTCGTCCGGCACTCTCGGGTTGGGCCAGTAGCCGTTGCATACAGCTATGACCTCCGTGTCCGCCCTGCTGTTAAGCAATATGTCCTCTACAGTCTTGGCGAGATATTCTTCATTCCTCGCCGGTATAATTACACTAACGTCCATTCTCTCTTTCCTTTCTGGTCTTCCATGAACCTAAATGCGGAAACGGTACGTCCGGTATTTCCCTGCCAAGGTATTTACACAGAGGCTCCCAGCCGTCACCCGCGTTTATATCCATTACCAATAAGTCTTTGCCTATAAAGTATTTATAAACTCTCTCATGATACCTGTGATACGCGTCCCTGAATACATCCTCATCATAGTCCTGCCTTCCATACAGCATGAACCTCGACTGTCTTGTGAAAAACGAGCCGTGACCTGTCTTCGTATTGCGGTAGGATTCGAGCCAGTCCTCTATCTCACGAACGGTCATTATAAACCTCGAATCGGGATAGTTCGCATCCAGAAACTCGAACTGCCATGCTATGATTAAGTCGTTAAGAAAATCGTATTTCTCTATGGACTTGTTCAGGTCTTTGCCGTGCGGATGGTGCTTGGACTTATAGCCGAGTATCGACATCGCCTCACAGAGCGAATGCGTACCCGTCTTTCCCAGACCTATACCGAAAATTTTTTCCGCCATTTAGTAGGTATCCTTCCGGTCTGATTACGGTAGTAAACTTCCTCGTTCGGCCAGACCCTTACTTTCATTTCCCTTACACCCATGACCTCAAGTATCACAAGGCGCCGGTATCCCCTGATAATCTTTAACTTGCCCTTGGAATACCACATATCGAGAGGGTCTTTCATTCCGTTTTGTTTAATATCATTTATCAGGTCGATTGAGTCTTGTGCCTTGCGCATCGCATGATTAATTCCCCTTTGAGTGAGAGGCATCAGCCATACGGGATTGAGATGAACTATTAAATACTGAAAGTAGGCGGTCTGCCTGACATCGAAGGTCTTTTCATATAAGGTTCTCTGTACGAATATTCTGAAGAACTCGAAGAAGTTCTCTATGGCCTTGGCGGGATTTATCTTGAGAAAGTTCCTGTGATTTACCCTGTGCTCAGAAAGATATTTTTCCATATACTCCCTCGTCTTTCTCCTGAGAGAGTATTTCATGCGGTCTCTGTAAACGTCGGAGACTTTCATCTGAACTTCTTCATAAGCCAGCTGAATTTCTTTACCTGTTTCGGCCATCTGTTATTCGTCCATAAATCAACTGCATAGTCCCTTGCGAAGTCTATATCTTCACGTTTAATGGGGAACCTGTGCCCCTTGGTGCCCTTCTGCCAGTGCGCGTACCACGCGGCCTTATTCACTTTCAGCTTTCCGCCGGACAGCCACGACTTACAGGCTATTTCACAGCCGAGCCATCCGAACGAACCGTGAGCCTCGTCGAGACCGCCCAACTCGAAGAACCGGTCTCTCGTCATTACGAAACACGAACCCTGACACGCCATTACACTGTCTATGAGCGGTGTCGGAGAGGTCTCTTTGCCCTTCCTCTTCTTGGCCCTTAGAGGCCCGCCCTCTGCATCGAGCGCCGTCAAGTACATATAATCGCATTTCGTATGGTCTTTCTTGTCCCACTTTTCGGTATCGAGGTCGTATCTTCTCGGTACGACAGTCCAGTTGTCATTTACGTTTTTAGTCAGGATCACGTCGAAGCCGAGACTCAGGCAGCAGTGCGCGTCGAGCTTCATTAAATAATCACCCCTGGCAATCTCGGCCATTCGGTTCACCGCCTGTCTTTGACCTATGGGTTCAACGAAGTGAACTATAGTCAGTCTCTTATCTTCTTTCAGTGCCGGCTTCGGCCAGTAACCGTCAAGGGTGACTATTATTTCGATTTCTCCGTGAGCCTTTTCCAGTATGTCATCTATTGTCCTCTGTAAATACACTTCCATTCGGGACGGTATTAATATGCTTAACATTCTTTTCCTTTCTAAGAACCCATCTGAGATGGTATTCGCCCGTCATATCCCCTCCTCGCGTCGTTATGCGTATATAAATCGTAACGGCCTTTCGTATTCTGCTCCTGCTTGTCGAGTGCGCGAACTTTGCTCATTAAGGGTTTCAACTCGTTGCGTATCCCCTCTTCGAGCTTGGCGTCCTGAGCGATAGCAGTAGCGAATTTCTTCGCCAGAGTAAGGTACAAAACCTCTATATAGAGCGCGTCGAAAGACGTTACGTCAGTTACCTGTTTTGAATAGACCAGATTAACAGTAGCATCATCTGTCAGGTACTTGCTTCCCTCCATGTCATAAGAATAAAAAGTCCTCTGGGCGGTATTGTCCTCCCACGTATATCTCCGGCACAGGTAATCAGATGGAAGGTCGAACTGATAAGTATATTCAAAGGCCGGAGTTACCTGAGCCGTTGTGAGAGTCGTCCAGTAAGTAGAAGCTACGGCACCGACGCCCGGCTCGTCGTCCAGAGTACCCGAGGTATGAGCGGTTGCGCACTTGTACCAGACGGAATTGTTCGTAACGTACATATCGGTCGTATATGCCTTTGCCGTCGCCCAGGCGGAGGCGAGCTTTATTCTCGCCTTATTGAACCGCCACGCATGAGACCTCTGTAAAGCGTCTCTGGTCTGTGCGTATTGAAGATTGGCGTGTATAGCATTTACCGATGTTCCGGCAGCAAGTTCAGCAACAGTAATGCCGGTATTTCCTATTCTTCTGAATCCAAGGTTTATTACATCTGTTTCTGTACTCGGTGAAGCCATAATTAACTCCAAGAGGGAAGGGGCCTGAAAGGAAAGAATGAGCAGGCCCCATTCCCAAAAAACTCTTACGGTGCTATCTGCAAGAAAACCAAACCATTGTCGGTAGTATCCACAGTCTGCATGGCGATACCGATGACAGCTTCGGCCTCGGAACCGCCGCTTATACCGGCGGAACCCGCAGCGCCAACGTCAACGATAACGCTCTGGCCCGGAGTAAGTGCCGTCTTAATTAAGACATTGCATACTCCCCACGTCTGAATCCAGAAGTAGTAACTTGCCGTCACCGCTACCGGAGCGACGCCGACAACCATGCCCGTAGGTGTGGTTACCGGAGCCTGAATACATCCCTGATACTGGTTTCTGCGAACAGTCGCCTTTGCCGAGGTGGAAATCGCCACCTTAACGGTATCGTAAAGGGTGAACTTGCACGAAGCCGCGCCTACGGCCGGATGGGACTTAATCTGGTAAAGCTGTCCGCATCCCTGGGCCGCCGTGCCGTCGGTAACTGCATACCATCCGTCTTTGAAGTAGTCCTGAGTGGTTGTGGTATCGGTCTTAATAGTCGCGTAAGCGAAGTCGTCACCGACCGCGCTTGCAGTAGCGATAGTCAGGTCCTGCTGCTCGGTAGCCACCGCACCAGTGGCCTGAGACTGAATCAGGTCACCTGCTACGAGGGCGGTAGCACCCGCAAGGGCGTAATGAAAGACCCTGCCGTCACCTTTGACATAACGAGTGCCGAGGCGATACTCCTGAGTAGCACTCGGGGTATAAATGTCGTTTTTCGGCTGTCCATGAGGCCCGAAAATCTGAGTTTCATCATATACCAAAGTCATATTAGCCTCCTTTCTTAAGCCGTAACGTCGTTAAGACATTCGTGAACCTTGTCGCCGTCGAGCCGGATAGCCCCTATTGACATTTCAGAATATACCTGCATTGAGTAATTCTTATCCGCTCTTTCTGTAATTCTGGACATGATACCCTCAGCCTGGCCGAGAATAATTCCGTCCTGCGCCCATGCGAGCGACCTGTAGGCCGCGCTCGATGCGGCGTCTTTCGTGATACGGTTGCTCCAAAAATAATTGAAGCCGCCCCAGTATTCCACCTTACCCTCAACGATGGCCTTGACCGTGTTGTAGTCGGCGCTTCCAACCTGAGTGAGCTGGAGCATGTCCCTTACTGTCTTCGGCGCTATCATCCAGTGCTTGGGAATGTCGGGGTCAACGTCCGCGAGGTTGAATATCTCCATCATAAGAAGCATCTTATTGAGGGACATATCGACCTCTGTGCCCGAAACAGCGAGCGTCCCGAGTGTAGTTACCGTACCATCGCCGTTGATGCTGACCGAGTCGCTCTGGAAAGTCACAGTTCCCGTACCGGCCTTGCCGGTAACGGCGTCTGCGAAAGCGCCTGCGATAATCACATCATCGGTCTTGCGCCCCAGCTCCATAGCCTGCGCCCGCGCGTACGGACTGCGCGGATCGATGAGCATTTTGAGCTGGTCGGCGTTGTCGATAAGTGTAGCCGTATTGTAGTCTGCCGGTGTAAGCCGCCTACGGCTGTGAGGTATCTCATTCAGCGGCGTATCACCGTGCCTGGAGGTTATCTCCTGGCAGTCTGCCTCGCCAAGTCTGTCGAAATATGCGTTCTCCGCCCTGCTGACCGTTTCCAGACGCACTTTATTGCGCATCTTGGAGCCGACCTGCTGACAGAGCATGTACACATTCGCAGAGTAGTTTTGTACGAAGGCAGTTGAAACTGTTGATGCTTGAGGCATTTTAAGTCTCCATACAAAAGTAACCAGTTGTGGCGATTTGGCTACCTCCTACACAGAGACCTAAATCTTCGCTTTACGTCCGATGGACGGCTGACCTTTCGGCTATCAGCTGCCTTTATTGGCTATTTCATACAATTCTTGTATTCTTGCTTTAATTTGGTTATGTTTCGCGGGGTTCTTATTATAAAGTTCGCCCGTCATATATCCTTCGGTATTCTGCAAGTCCGCTATCTCGGCCATCGCTTCTTTCGGGGTTGGAGTAGTCATCTGGCCTATAACAGCCTTGTGTTCCGCAATGTATTTTTTGGCGTTCTGGGCGCACCAGTTGGCAATGACAGGGTTGTTGCCTATTATATCAAGGATAGAGTCCCTGTCCGCACCCTCCTCGGTGGTCTCATTAACGAACAGGTTCGCAAGATGGTCCATTTCGGGATAAGCGGCACCCCATAAAGCCTTTACCGCACGCTCGGCCTCGGCCTTGTCCTGAATCTTCTGGTTCTGATAAGCTTCCTGCGCCATTTTTATACGTTCGTTCTCGAACTGATTTAGATAGTCCATTTGCTTCTGGGTGAAACCCACCTTATGAGCACCTTCGAGAAACCTGCTTATCATACCATCGTCATAAAGCTCTTCGGGAAGGTTCTCGTCCTTAACAAACTTATAGTCACCTACAGTCTTCGGTCGTCCGATGGCGTTGTAAAAAACATCCCAGTCACTGTCCGGCGATTTGTCGTCGGGAATGACTACCTTATTCTTGCCTATCATCCTCTGGGCGTGGACTAACTGCTTCATCGTACCGTGAAAGTCGCCGAGGTTATCAAGTATCTTCTCGTGACGTATGTCCTCGGGAAGACTCTCTTTCCAGTTCTCGGCGAACGAGCCGTCGGCATTTACCAGAGCGGCGGGAGTTTCCTGAGATTCGTTTGAATCAATGTTTTCTTCGTCAGACATTATCCCTCCCTCCTCTTCTGCTCAGCGAGAGCCTCTTCCTGAAGTCTTATCTTGTCGTCCCTGAACCTGGCGAGACGCTCCCTGTTGATTTTGTCAATCTCCTTTTCCTTGTCGGTCTTCGGAGGCTGAGTCAGTTTGCCCGAGACCGTTACGGAAGTTTCCAGTCTTTCCAGTATCTTCTGCTGTATCTCGGAATTTTTAGTTAATGCCTCTACCATCATTTCCATTATTTGCAGCTCAATCTTGTCCTCTTGTGGAGCTGCTTCGGCCTGCCCACTTTGTTTAGTCATTTATTGCCCTTTCCTGTCTGGGTTTACTTAAATCCTTATTCAGTTTGTGATATATGTGTATCATTACACTTCTCTGGCCTTCACGAAAGGCCATTAGTAACGGGTTGTTGTCTGTAGGGACATTAGCAACCATTGCGCGGGTGGACTTCTTTAAGTCGTCGAGTACCCTTAGTCCCGCCGGGGGAGCGAATGTTTCCTTATAGTCACGTTCTATCATCTGTATTTCTTCATCTGGCCGAGCCTCTTCTTAGCGCCCGCCCTCGTATTGTAAGTGCCCATATTACGATGGGTCTGGTGGGTGACTACCCTGTACCTTACTTTTCCTTTTTCCTTTACTTTGACTATCATTGTGACCCCATAATCTGTCCGGCAGCACTGCCCGGCTCGGGAGCGCCGGTGGTCTGGGAGTAGCCCTGAGCGGCCATCTGTGCGAGTTCGGCCATCTGTTTCTTCTGATACTCCTCGAGTCTCTGTCTGCGTATCTCGGCACGCTGTTCGGGTGTGTTCATATCATCGGCGTGGACTCCCAGAGTCCGTCCGAGTCTCCTGTACCCGCCGTCCACGTTTACATTATCTATAGTTCCGGGGTAAGTCTCTTCCATCTGCTGGCCTATCGCCACCCACTGCTGAAACGCCGTGGTCTGGCCGGATGAAAGAGTATTACTCATCAGTCCCATATACTCTATTTCGAGAAGCTCCAAGCCGGGCGGAGGAGCGGGTATTTCGCCGTGCTGGATAAGGAGTCTCAGAGTCCTCTGAAGGAGAGGCTCGAACCATTCCGACTGCACCCTTCCCACGGGCTGACCTACACGTTTTAGTCCCTCGCGTATCCTCTGGCGGATTTCTAAGGTAGTCCTTCGGTCACCCGTCAAATCAGAGATGGGAGAAAAAACGTCCTTGAAGAACGCCTTATCTATAAATTCCCTTAACATCCGGATTTCCTTCTCGCCGGCTACCTGAGAACCCAAGGCTGCGTTCTCTATCGCCTTGATGGAAGGTATTTCCTGAACTACATTGACCCAGCCGGGCGTTGTATTCACCTCGCCATCGAAACTTTCCAATGCCTCTAATGGGGGATTGACCCTCTTATTACTTACCTCAATCCAGTCCTGCATTGCGCGGTTCAGGACTTTTACCTGCGGGAGTATCTCGGTTCCCACGCCGCGGCCCATTACCTCACCTGAAGTGACCATCCATCTCGGGATATGATATGGAAAATCGATATAACCTCCTTCATCGACTATCTTCTTCTCTTTTTCGTTTATATAAACAGACTCGAAAGGATAGTTAAGAACGTCTCTCATTAGGATATTTCTTTTCCTTCGGGGTCTGACTAAGTGAATGAACTGGAATATCTCTTCCTGCTTGTCCTTGTCCTGCGCGTTTTTGGCTACCTGTTTACCGGCGTTTTCGCCCCACCGTCCGTAAGCCTGTCTCGCGGTATAGGGGAACTTTACCCCCACACCCTCGATATTGCCATCCTCGTCCAGCCAGACGACGTACATGGCTATATCGTAGTCCCTGAAGTTCAGGCCTAATTTTTTGTAAGACCATTCGGAATACTGACAGCCCGTCCCGAAAGTCACCAGAGACCTCATGGTCTCGCCCGACTGCTGCATGAAATTCGAGGCGAATAAAGCCCTGTGCTGCTTGTCCGTAGCCCTTGCACACCAGTCGATATACTTTTCATTATTGCCGTAGGGATTGTCTTTGGAGACGTTCCACTGGTAAAAATACTCGCCTGTAGGAATAAGGGCGCTCAGCATGCCGTCGCCCATTTCCTTCGAGTCAACTATCGCCGTAGTATCGTAGATGCCCTCGGTCTTTCTTGAGCCGGGCACCAGACTCGTAGTGATATTGCTCTCGCGGGGAAACATTAAATCGGCTGTCTCCTGCCAGAGAGAACGAAAATTGCTGTTCAGGCGGAAAGCGTTATCGTAGAGTCTTATCAGCCCTTCGGCTCTTTTTTGTTCTTCGTAGTCCATATTAACCCAATAATGTCTTTTTACTCGTTACCGGTTCAAGTTCGCCCGTCAGAATAGTATCTGTGCGCCCGCTCCTTCGCTTGCGGGTGTTCTTGTCCTCTTTGCCTATCTCCGGTATAGGCTCGGGGTCGGGAACCGGGGGCGTTTTAATACTCTTCGGAGAACTGAACAACTGTCCCATTAATTATCTCCTATCAAATTGCCGTTCTCGTCGCGCGGCCATACGTTTAATTTCTCACTCAGAAAGGGATAGTCCATAGTCCTTTTAGACCTGTTCCTGTCACCTTTGCCGGGGTTCCAGACGGGGCCCAATCCCCTTCCGTCAGGGCCTTTCTTCTCTATCGTTCTTCCCTCGTTAGTACAGACCCCGGCGTCTCTGGCCTTTACGATAAGGTCTTTAATCTTCTGCTCTTCGCCCTTCTGGGTCTTACCGACCCTCTTTTCGATTATGTTAAATCCGTGCATAATTGTTATTCGCCTTCTTTCCTGTTCTCTTGCGGGTGTCCCTTATCTGGGCGACCTTACCGCCGGAGGCAGCTAAGTAGAAATAGTTAAGCGCATGCCTGAAGTGGTCGGGATGGTTGGTCTTTCTGTACCTGTAAACTCTCTGTAAGGTCTTTTTGTTGGTCTCCAGAACTTTGAAGGGCGAGGCAACCTGTCTTGCGAACTCTATCATGGTATCGCTTCTTCTCGGCAGAATAAGCTGGCCCGGGGTCACTACGAGCCTGTGAGTGGCATCCATTATCTCGGTACGGCAGACGTTTACTATTCCGGTATTGGGGTTATAGATAGTCCCTAAAGGAGTGGTCTCCTTATATTCGCACAGCCACACCTTAAACCCGCAGGTCTTCTGAAAGTGTCTCGCCATGTCCTCGTAAGGCCTTATATCGATAACACCGCTTCTGACATTAAACCTCTGACAGATGTCCCTTACCTCGTTCCATGAGTCCATGCCCTGACCTCTTATAACGAAGGTCTTGAATATCTCGAACCTGTCGGAGCCGGTCCTGGCGCCTATGATGAGGTTCTTGGTCTTCATGCAGTCGAGCCCCATTGCGCACGGGCCCGGATGGGAATTAATAGGAATCTTATTGATATTGCAGCATTCGAGAACGTCCTCCGCCCTCAGCTGCTCGGCCTTGGAGATGTGGGGCCAGCCGAGCCTTAATCTTATAATCTCCGAGAGGTTGTCCTCCGGCGGGTTCCTGTACTGCTGGAGTATCTCATAGGGGTCATTTCTCGACGAGGACAGCTGGGATAACTGATAGCCCCTCATGTACTCGGTCTTTGACGGCTCCTGCGGAACCCACTCGCCCGGGAAGATGGGAACCTCTCTTTCGCATGACCTGCATCTTATATACCCGCACCCGTCTTTGAGGCCGACACACCTTTCGGGGTCTTCCATGAAGAACAGTTCGGCACAAGTCGTCAATTTTCCGCAGTGGTCACAATGACGGAACCAATGCCTTTTATCACTCCTGGCAAAGAAGGTATCTATCCCGAAGTTGGGGGTAGTGGGATTGGAAATATAGCATTCCTCTTTCAGTAAAGAGTCGCCCAGTCTTCCCCTCGCCTTGCCGACAACCTTGAACTCGGAGTCGGTATCGGCCATCAGGTCAAGCTCGTCGAATATGATTCTGTCCAGAGGAATAGAGGAAGTCTTGGAGGATACCGCCTGCTCGTCTATCTTGCGGGGCATTCTGGCACCTCTCAGCCATAAGAACCCTGTTCCTATCTTCTTGAGAGAGGCGGTATCGGTGCTCTTTTTGCCCATAGGCTTGACGAACCTTCCTATAGCGTTCCTGTTGGCCTGAATAAGAGGATTGAACCTCGACTTGCCGAACTCCTGAACATCATCATTAGTCGGAAAGTAATACCCTATCCCCTTGGGGTAATGGCCGTGGATAAGACCGTGAAGCGACCTTAAGACCTCCATTTCGGTAAAACCTAACTGAGTGGCCTTCATATAGCACGTTCTTCTCGGGGCGCTCGTAATATCGTTGCCCTCGGCGTCCTTTCTCTTTACAGAGGTAAGAGGCTCTAACTGATACTCCCTGCCGTGAAAGGTGAACCTTCCGGCCTGGAGCTTTACCTTATTGTCCACAGCCCAGATAGCGGCGTCTTTAGATTGTGCTATTTCCGCTAAGTTCACGTTTTTTTCTTTCAAGAGACTTCAAAAGCACATCGCAGTACATATTGCGGCACTTCTCATAATGTTCCGGCTCTATCCAAAAGGCGTTACAGTATGTTTCGCCGTTTATAACTGCTTTCATATAAAGCTGTATTGCCGGAATTTCGGGGCGATGGGTCGCAATAAACTCCTGTCCCCTGTACACAAAGGTCTTGTGCCTGCTCTGTTTTTCGTCGCAAGGCAGTGACGGTGCTAAAACAGCGGCGCCAACAAGTTTTAGAAATATTCTTCTATTCATTATCCACTCACACTCGGCGAGGCGCTTATAGATGCGCTCGGCGAGGAACTTATAGAGGCTGAAGGACTCAGTGAGACCGAACCGCTTATCGAAGGACTCGCACTTATAGAAGGACTCAATGACGCACTCACAGAGGGCGAGGCCGACGGGCTGAGGCTCACCGATGCACTCAGTGAAGAGCTCACGCTCGCCGATGTGGATGCACTTCCGGCAAGGTCGAGGTCTTGTCTGTAGGCAGGCTGCTCGGTCCTCGAAAAACCTTCTATGAAACCGCATATATCGCCGGTAAGCTCCGAGACTATCCGTATCCCATGACCGGTCTCACAGGGCACCGCAACGATGAACCTGTGGTCGTAATGAGGACTGTAATCGACGGACTCTATACGGGGGAATATCTCGGCCTCGTTATCGTCTATCAGGGTCCAGTATTTGTGGGTGGTCCCGGGTGTGTAGGTCACGTGGACGGCCTTTATATAGTGCCTGTCATTAGCAACTCCAGCCTTGATAATCTCCTTGCCGGTGGCGTCAGCGGAATAGAACGGTACTATCCACGGTCTCCCGCCGGGGCTGGTGCTTGTAAAAATTCTTTCAATAGTAGTAATCGCCATTTTTACATTTCTCCAGGCTCATTCCCCTTCCGAGGGTTAATCTTCGTCTGCGTCAGGAACGTCCAGATGCAGAAATTCGCCTTCAGGAGCGCCCGCCTGACTAAGTACAGGCTCTTCGAGCACTTCCTTCAAATCACCTGCCATGAACGGCAGAGCGGCCTTTACCAGCCTTATAGTCTTTAAGGTCTCTAAAACACCTGCCATCTCAGCCGTGGTTATCTCGTATTCGGTCTCGTACCGTACCAGAACCTTGTCTAAATCCTTTTCAAGCTCAGCTATTACTTTTCTGCTCATTTTTTTTCTCTAAATAACATTCCCATTCATGTCTTGCTTTTTCAGCGTCTATGTTTCTTATGAAATCATACATAGAATCATTATTTTTTATATTAACGGAGGAGATAAGTGCGAATATAAGAGAATACTTAATCCAATTTGCATAATCATATTTTCTTGATAAAGCATTCAAAACTGTCAGTTCCAAATAAAATCTGCCACCTTCACGACATAATTTGTCTGGAGAAGAACAATCTTTAATTAAAGTATTAATAAATTGTAAATGTCTTATTTTCTGGGATTTTCGATTGCCATATATTTGAGAAATATTTCCTAAAATCTCTGATAATATTACTTGGCCACCAAAATTTTTATAATTACAATTAATATCTGGCCATATATCGTGATGCCTTAAGTGACAAGAAAGACAACTGCAAAAAACATCATTGTATCTTTCACGCCACAGTCCACCGTCCTGCAACAGTGATGGATTATTAAGGCAATAATGGTTATGATGATACATTTTTGGTTCTTTATTTTGACCACAATAATGACATCTACCTTCTGACCATATCGCAGTCTCTTTTTTTACAACATTCCAGTGGTCTGTCTTGCAGTAATCTTGCTTGTAATCAATAGACCATCTATCAATAAGCCATTTCTTAAATATTAACCTGTCCTTTTCGCTTAGATTTTCAGGTGAATTTTTATCTATTAATTCTGCTATTTTTCTTTCTCCTGCGCAATAAAAAACGACTGGTAGTGAGGGTAGGCTCCTACCAGCCGTTCTCATTGCGATATTTAAGGAACTTTAGTTTATTTTTTCTCTATCACTTCTCCGGGCTTTATATTACTTTTGAACCTCGAACAGAACTCGTCGTGGTTTACATTAGGAAACGGCTGGGCAGCTCCAGCCGCGGGAGGGTTGAAATGACATAACCCCCTGCGCTTGCCGTCGCCGGAACTCTTGTTACTGTTTACCCAATACCTGCAATTCTCACATCTCATATCTTTTCCTTCCAAATATAATACTTTATCCTTAACCGGCGAAACCAGTTTAATGTGTATAGCCAGAATGGAGGTCTAAATTCAGTCATTTTATAATAACCGGCTCAATATCTGTTACAAAATTCCTGTGTTTGTAGGTATATTCCCTGTCACATTCGGGGCACTTCCTCTTTTCACCCTTGACAGGCTCCTTTTCCAAAAATATACTCTCACCGCAATAACATTCAAAATACATATCAGCCATAAAACCTTCCTGTCTCACAAGTGTTTCCTTTAGTAAAAGGTCATGTAAAGTATCCCTGCGCCTCTGTTATCTCAAATATATTGGCACGCATCGCAACGCCGCCATCTTTCTGAATACAAAATATCTTCTTTTTGCACTTTGGACAAAAAATCCTTATGACTCCGTTTGAAAACTCAGTTAATATGAGCTTAATTCTGCAATCAAAACAATGTGGTATTAATGCCACTTCACTCATTTTGTATTCTCCCGTGTTTCCTGAGCCTCAGAGGGGTTTTTGAGTATATTTATGCCTGATATTGCATACTCTAAGGCTACAAATGTATTGCTCAAGGCGTAATACGCTTCCCAAAACTGCTTTATTGGCTCATTATCAGGGGTCATAATTCTATTCTCCCGTATATTTCGATAGAAATGAAGGTTTTTCAAGCTTTTTAAGCAATATCTTACACATGCTCTCAGACCACTTGTTCCATGCCTCATCTGTGGGAATCCAATCAGGACGTAAATGCTCCGTGTCAACCGTTGTAGGCCCCATACAGGCTGTTTTACGTATTATAATGCGTTTTTTCAAATTTAACATACCTTATAATCTGACCGCAATTATTACACATAACTTAATGAAATTACACCTGTCAAGCATAGTCAAGGACTCCTAAAATATAGAAAAGGCAGTAGGAATGGTCTCGGTTGGGGTCGCGGAGAACCAGAATTATTTCAAATTTCTTTCCCATACTGAATAAAGCCCCATTTTTCAGCATTACTGCCTCTTCTATATGTCAAGACCTTTTAAGGTATTTGGTTTTTTAGTGGCATGGAGGGGGTTACTATCATTAAAAGACACCGCCCCCATTGGGGGTTTTACCTCCTCTTTAGAGGCCCCCCCTTGTGGAAAGCCCAAACAGGGCACGTCTACGACACAGTCATTGGCTGAATGATACGCTTCACACTTCATACAGTAGTACAGTTTATCGTTTAAGGCCATTCACAGCCCCTGTAATGGACAATCTCTATATTTAAGTACATTAGGACACATTTAACATTTTAAGCCGTCTGAAGGCCATAAACTCCTCAATTAAGGCCTGCTGTTCAAGGTCAAGCTCATTTTGTTCCTTACGCTGCTCGTTATCTGCTTCATAGAGCCCTAAATTCTTATTGATCTGGTCGTTAGTTGTGTTTAAGGCCGAATAAAGGCCTTTTTCATGTTCTTCATTTCTTACTTCAATCAGGTGTTTTAGCTGTTTATCTCTATCTATTATGTACTTTTCCTCTGTTTCGGCCTTTATTTTAGCTATTTCTGCCTTAACGAGTACATTGTTGTAGGTTTCTTCTCTTCTTCCGCACTTTGCATATAGAGGGCTATATCCACAGGCTATTAATGTAGCTGCTTTATCGAAGTTATTCAATATAAGCTGTTTAGCTATTAATTCAGCTTTTTCCTGTGTCATTCTACTTGCCATTATTCAGATATACCTCTTTTAAGTTGTTCAGGGGTGATAATTTTATACTTCCATGCACTATCTCTATGTGCTTTTATCCATTCTTTGATGAAATCGCCCTTGTTTGGTGATATTATCGTTGGTCTTAGTCTTTTTGCTTGTTCGTATAACTCATTCATTCAAATAACCTTTTTACCGAGGTCAGCCACGGGTTTTTATCCATGATCCTCTGCTGCCAGTCCTTTTTATTTGTTGAGTCTATTCTCTGGCTCTTGTATTTTGTATTTTTGGTCAATTTTTCTTTCTTCATTCAATACCCAGCTTCTTAGCTTTTCAGGACAATTCATGTGAGCTCTTGCTTTATTAACCTTCTGTATTGTCTGAGGTTTAGCTTTCTGTAAACAACCTTTATTTAATATATCCATGTCAGCCCTACAACTAAGCCGATACCTTTGTGTAATCCTTGCCTATAATACTTTTGAGATGCTTCCAGTCCTCATAGGGGATTTTCTTATATTCTGTCCAGTGAGGCCTTTTTTGTTTTCTCTTTTTAACTTTGTTAGTCATAACTAACTTTCTTGATATTTCAGGGTTTTCCCAGATATTCCCCTTATAATAACTTTAAGCAGCTATCTGAGAATTATTACTATTATAACAGCAAGCAGGGCAAAGGTTTTTATATCTTAACCCCTTATATCCTGCCGAGTACCTTATATCAACAACAGGACAAACACTTTCGGAGCTCTTTGGCTTTTGTTGATAGTGCTTGTCTGGCTGTTGTCCGTCACCCTGCCAGTTCAGGCCCCTGTTTTGACGGCTATTCGAGTACTGAGCTACTCTTTTTCTGCCTGCATTGTCTATAAAAAAAGGGCGGGCTTGCAAGTCAAAAAAAGAGTTGGGCCCACCCTTAATATCATCCGTAACATAAGTAATTACTTCCATAAAATAGAATATTACAAGTGAAAGTTTATTTTGTCAAAACAATTTTTGATGTAAAAATATCAAGGAAACACATTACACAAGTCTATTGTTTATATACACTTAATACAATATTAGTTATTCTTATCTTAGTATTAGCATATTTTTCTGGACAAGCAGGGCTTATCTGTCGTATTATATATAAAGAATTGACCAGTAAACTTAATTGAAAGGATGAATCATGTATTACACAATTAAATATCACAATCAGAACTCTCACTGCTTAGATAAATTTGAAACAAAGGCACAAGCTGTCAAATCGGCAAAAGCTCTGCATCATCCAGATTGGCCTGTAGGTGAAGGCATAAAAGTAAAAGATTCTAAACATCGGGTAGTGTTTGACAGTGGTAATTGATATAAACACACCGCCCTCTATCTCGGATAGAGCGGAGTGTGTATATTAAAGACCATTTATTTTATTGAAAGGATAATGAGATGAAAAAATGGTATATTATTCGGAAAAAAGGTACAGAGGAAAGATGGACAGCTTATCAACTTAGTGAGAAACACCGCAATCAACTACAGCCCCAGTATGAATGTAAAGGCCCATATAAAAGCATTGTAGAATGTCTAATTAAGGCAAGCTCTTAATATCCTCAAGGCCGGGCTGTTCGCAGCCTGCGCCTTGTGAATATTGACCAACTTTATTGAAAGGGGTTAAAATGTTAAGAGAATATCGAAAATATCATTGTAAAACGAGAGGAGATGCCCTGCACTGTAACAACTACCTTTATAACAGGGATGGCGTGGAGTGCCCGTGTTTACTATATGAAACTGAACATATAAAAGACGGAGACCGTTTCTTATACAACAGCGAAACAAAAACCGTAAAGACAGTATAGACCATAAACTTCAGCCCCCGGCTGTCAGCATTGCCGCAAGGCAATCCTTTCGATAAACTGGTCATTTATTGTGGTCGGGGGCTATTTTGAGAAAGGAAGTGGAATTATGTGTAATTTAATTACATTTGTATTTTGTTCAACATTAGCTGTCGTTAATTGGTATTGCTTTCCTTGCACCCCAAAAAAAGTTCGCGCTATAACTACTGGAATATGCCTTTTAATGGCTGCGGTGAATGTACCGTTTATTATTATATGGTTAATTAATTAACCAGCCCGCATACAGGGCAGAAAGGCAAGTAAAATGGAAAAGATATGTCCAATTATGAGCAGACCGATACTTGATAGGGGTTATAAGACAATGATGGTTGACTGCCAGAAAGAGAAATGCCAGTTGTGGAGTAGTTATTATGAAGATTGCTCCATCGAAAGAAAATACAGAGAAAGAAACCCAAAACCATTGAACTCTTAGAAGCAGAAAGGCAAGGTATAAAATGAAACACACAGAAGGGAAATGGATTGTTGTTACAAGCGGCGCAGAACACAGGATAATATTAGACAGTGAACCGTTTTCAATGACAATCGCTCGATGCAGATGCGGAACAACTGATGAGGCCAACGCCCATCGGATAGTACAGGCAGTAAACCTACTTAATTCAGGCACATTTGATAAGATGGTGGAAGCATTAGAGGCGAGCAATGATTATATCAGAGAAATATTGCTTTCTGAAAAGAAAAACTACGGAAGTAATTGTGAGGCCGATATTGAATTGCAGAAAACTCTTGAGCAAGCCCTCGCCGCTGCGAAAGGAGCAGAATAGTGAAAGCAGAAACAACACAATTTGAATTGGAAGAAAACCAGAAACGATGTTTAAGTGAGTGCCCGAAATGTGGAGCAACGGGTAATGATCTTGATTGGGACGCTACGGATATTGCTTGGGGCGAGCCTTCAACGGCGCACCAAACAGCAACCTGCCTAAAATGCGGTATAGATTTTTGTGAGGTTATGGAGTTTGTTTATCTTTACACGGAAATAATTGGCGATAACTAAACTCCGATATATCAGAGCATTGCGATACATAATACACCCGTTAAGCCCTCAGAGTGAGTCCTGGTGGCTTACTTTTTCAAACAGATAGTTGAATACCAGCTTTTTCGGCTTCTTCTTATTCTTATGCTCTATAAAACTGTGCCTGAACCTCCTGTCTCCTGCATGGATATATATAGGAGTTCTGTCGGTGCAGGTGAATATCTGGCCCGTGTTAATGTCCTTGCCGTAATACTTTCCGTCCTCAATTCTTGTGATAACATAAACCCTGAATTTATCGCCCTCTTCCGGTATGTATCTGTGGATCATGCTCTGCCTTCCTGCTTTTTTATAGCGTCCATTATTCGGCAATTCTTACATTTACGATGGATACATTTATTACAGAATCTTCGCGGTTTATTAACTATTTCTTCGATTTGCTTTTTGAATATTTCCCGCCATTTATAAATATTGCCAACCCGCTTGTATTCCGAAGATATATCGTCAATCGCATTAAGATATAAACCGTCAACCTTCAAACCGCACCCGTACATTGCTACGGCATCATTCCAGCCGTCCTCAATATAAAATATCGCTGCAAGGTGAATATGCTTGTCGTCAAAGCCAACCACGATATAAGCATTTTCAGGCTTCTTTTTACAACACAATACGTCCCCGCAATTAATGTTTTTTATATACAAACTCATGCTCTGCCTTCCAGTTTATCCAGTCTGATAGTAGCTTTTTAATAATTCTACCATCTTTTCACCTTTGCGGAATTTATCTTTAAGGTTATTAAGGTTCACTTTATCAGTTGGCGGGAAATCAATATCAATTGTATTTTGCATCGGACAGGAATGTTTCTCCGTTCCCTCCGAGTAAACAAAGCGGTATGTAAGCATTGGCTTAGTTGCATAAGTCTGCCCATAAGAAGCGCTGTGGTCTAACTTGAAAACCAATATTGCAGTATCTACTGTTAACGAAGAGAACCCATAATGATTCTCATACGCCCTTATTGGTATTGGCAATGGGGTAAATATTCGTAAATAGTCCACTGGACTGTCAATAGCTTCAATCTTAAATATTGATTCCCCCACCAACAATTGTGCCTGAAAATAACTCAATATTCAGTCCCTAATATTTCCTCGAATTTCACGTCATCGCCCCATTGAGCAATATAGAAAAACAGATTCTTAAATGCCTTGATTTTACCGAAAAGAATCGGGTCTTTGACACGTTCAATATAAGCAATATGAAAAGAGTCGAATAAATCATCTGCCTGAGCCTTTTTGAGCGCTTCAAGTACATCATCAGGGGGAAGGCGCTTGTAGTCTTTAATCTCAACAATTACAAGCCTTCTACCCTGAGATTTGATTTCCTCGTTAAAATCATCAATGTCCTCACCTGTAGCATATTGATATTTCTCGACTGCTTTTAACAGCCTGTCTCGGCCACGCTTCTTTTTCAGGATAGTCTCGGCCACAGCATCCATCCCAAGTTCTTTAAGTAACTTTGTTTTTTCTTTTACATCCATCTTCGTTCCTTTCTAATTTATCCAACTGCCTGTTTCTTTCGTTATTTACATTTACCTCAGGTGAAGGTATCGTCTTGAACTTGATAGTATTTACTATGTGGTCTTTGGGTAACGGTTTGGGTTGGGGCTTGTGGTCGATACAGTAGTAATAAGGGTGCCCGTCCCTGTCCTGACCGCTTACATAAACTCCGGGCTTCTTACAACTGCCCCACGAGCCGTGAGAACAGCGGTGCGGCTGTTTTATGGCTATCTCTTCCCAGACCATTCGCGCCTTGTGCTTCCAGTTTTCAACGGGGACACGTTTCTTGCCCTTTTTGTAAGTCCACGGCGGTTCGGCCTCTTCATAATACCTGATAAACTTTATCGGCGAGAAATGAAAGCCGTTATCTTTAACGTAAGTCTCAACTTCCTGTAGTGTCGGGGGTATCATTTTCTATATTTCATCAGTGCATAAAACATCAGGGCTATGCTCAAACACGCTCCAAAACCTAAAATTCCGTCACCGATAGTAGTCTCTAATAGCATACTTATCTCCTAAATAATGCCATCTGGCCTTTGGCCTGCTCCTTGTACTATCTTATTCAGTTCCATCTTTTCCTTTTATCTTTGGTGTAAAGTCGCAGAGCTTCGTTTCTTCTGGGGTCGAGTATAAGGTTATCTGCCTTGAGTCAATGTCTCGATATACGTTGTATTTTCGACAGAATAATAGACCTTCCTTGCAGTCGAGCCTCTGACAGTCCTTACATAGTGGCCGGTCTATCATTACAAGCTCTTTGGCCCGGCGATTCTCGTCTTTTTCGGCCTGATATTTATTTATCTTTTCGATTTCTTCTTCTACTTTAGCCATTTATTTAACCTCGATTTCTTCCCACCAGTAAACGAAGTGCCAGAGGTTCTGATTCCACTTTTCTTCGCCGTAAACACTGATG